AACACGACATGGACCACGGCGACGATGATGCAATGATGTCGATGGACATGGGACGAATGAGAGACATGGTAATGAAACCTGACATGGAGAAACAAGAAGAAACTTTTGCAAACTCTCCAGGCGACAGACCAAAAGCTGAACCAACTGTGCAAGACATTGACTCATTAGTCAACGTACATTCGGGTGGATTGAACAGACAAAAAACTCAGTACAGAAAAGAATATCCAGGTGACAACCCAATGGCTGTTGCTCAAGAAGACAAAATTACTGAAGCAGAACTTTCAAACAGTCTTAGAACACAATACGAATCTTTTAAGAAAGCATACACTGAAGCGGCAAAACCTGATTACATTGACCTCGATAAAGATGGTAATAAGACAGAGCCAATGAAAAAAGCGGCCAAAGACAAAGAAGCAAAAGATAAAAAATAAGTCTTTTCCTAACACTCCTTTACTCTTAAATACTACACTATGGCGTATGTTAGTTTAGATTCGCAACAGATTAAACGTGCAAACAAAAAGCACAAATATACCAAAGAACAGGTCGAGCAGTTGGAAAAATGCATGGACCCAAAGACAGGTCCTTTATATTTCATGAAGCAATTTATGAAAATACAACATCCAACTAAGGGTGAGATGCCGTTCAAGCCTTATCCCTATCAAGAAAGATTGATTGAGGCTTACAATTCACATAGATTTAGTATTTCAATGTTGCCAAGGCAGACAGGAAAAACTACCTGTGCGTCAGGATACCTTATTTGGTATGCCATGTTTCATCCTGACTCATCAATACTAATTGCGGCTCACAAGTATGCAGGTGCATCGGACATCATGTCCAGGGTTCGTTATGCATATGAGATGTTGCCTGGTTGGATAAAGGCAGGTGTGCAACAGTATAACAGGAACAGTATTGAATTTGACAACGGGTCAAAAATAATGGCGACAACCACAACTGAAAACACAGGTAGGGGTATGTCATTGACTATGATATACTGTGATGAGTTTGCATTCGTGCAACCTCCAGAAAAAGCAGTTGAGTTTTGGACTTCGCTATCTCCAACATTGAGTACAGGAGGAAAATGCCTAATCACTTCCACACCTAATAGTGATGAGGATCAATTTGCATTGATCTGGAAAGAAGCAAACAAAAGGTTTGATGAGTACGGAAACGACAAGGTAATAGGAACCAATGGTTTCTATGCTATGAAGGCCCACTGGAATGAACATCCGGATAGAGATGAAGCATGGGCAGAAGCGGAAAGATCGAGAATAGGTGAAGAAAGATTTAGAAGGGAACACGAATGTGAATTCTTAATCTTTGATGAAACCTTGATCAGTAGTATCACACTGGCAGATATGGAAGGTGTTCCACCGGTCGAAACAACAGGCCAGGTGCGTTGGTTCAAACGTCCAACACCAGGACACACATATCTTGTAAGCCTTGATCCAAGCATGGGTACAGGCGGAGATTATGCCGCAATCCAAATTTTTGAGCTTCCAACATTCGAACAAATAGGAGAGTGGCATCATAATCAAACTCCAATGAATCAGCAAGTAAGGATACTACAAGGTATAAACAAGCACATTCATGACACAATAATGGAAAAAGATAGCACAGCAACTCCACAAATATTTTATTCAATGGAAAACAACACAATTGGAGAAGCGGCATTGATGAGGGTTATGGACATAGGTGAAGAAAACATCATGGGTATGTTTTTGTCAGAGCCTATAAGGAAAGGACACAGACGTAAATTCCGAAGAGGATTCAATACCACTGCCAAACACAAGATTGATGCATGTACAAAATTCAAAGAGCTTGTAGAGGGTGGCAAAATGAAAATAAATTCACAGTTGTTGATCAGTGAAATGAAGGACTTTGTTGCTTCAGGATTAAGCTATAAAGCAAAACCAGGTCAACATGACGACCTTGTTAGCTCGTGCCTATTGATGACACGTATGATGAAAGTTTTAGCAGATTTTGATCCAAAAATATTTGAGAAATGGACGGACAGAACTTCAGAATTAACCACTCCAATGCCAATATTTGGAAACTTCTACGGATAATAAATACAATATATGAATCCAAAAACATCTCAAGATTTGTTTAACAAAATAAGATCACAATTTAGTAACATCAAAATTGGTGATGAAAACGGTGGGGCTACTGCCAATCCCGAAAATGCGGTATTTTTTGAATTTGAATATCAACCTGATTCAGACACTTTTGGTTCCGTTAGTGTATCTATTGCCGACGGTGAGAACATGAAAGTGTACTACAATCGCGATCTAGTTAACAAAATCGACGAAGACGACAGAAACGAGTGGTATGCTTTTTTAAAAGAATTAAAAGATTTTGCTGTGGAACACAGCCTCACATTTGATGTAAGAGATATCACTAAATCTAACCTTACGAAGCAGGATTATCAAAATATTGCAGATACGAGCAAAACGGTAAATACTGATGAAATGTCAGAAGAACTAGCAAGAATAACAAAATTAGCAGGTGTTACAGAAGGCCTAACAGGCACTGCAAAACGTTCATACGAAAACCTAGACAAAACAAGATTAATAATTAGACATTCCGGCAAAGTTGATGAGACAGTGCCGGGTGCAAGATCAAGACAGATTCAATCACTTTATATCGAAAACGAGGATGGTGAAAGATTCAAGTATCCACTGACACACCTAGCAGGTGCGAGAGCAATGACAAGACACGTTGCAAATGGCGGAAGACCGCATGATGAGTTCGGTGAACACATTATAAGAACGTCAGAAGATATAGCTAAACTAAATTCATTCTCAAGATACGTATCCAACAAGGATCAATTAAACGACAACGCAGGTGATATCATAGCACAAACGAAATTGAAACTTGAGAATCTAAGAGAATACATGAGGAACTTGTCAAAACAATCTCACTACGAGAATGCAAGTAAAGATTTTAAAACATCGGAAGAGCAAATATTAGACGACGAGACGGTTGCTAAACTAAAAGAAAAATTCACAATGACAAACTTGGACAAGAGAGTGGAAGACGCTTTCCCGCTTATCAATAAGGTTATGGCTGAGCTTGAGAATATGCCAAAAGACGAAGAACAAGTAAACGAGCTTGAGCCAGATGCTGAGCCGATAGATGCACCAATTGAGCCACCAATGGATCACGGCGGAGTTGTAACATCTTTCTTGACGGATCCTAAGAAAAAATTAGTTTTAAGAAAAGATGATAGTGCTGACAAAATGCTACAGGTAACAAAATTTAAAAATAAAAACACAATGCTTAGTTCTATACTATCAGACATAGCATCGAGAATGCTGTCAAAATCAGGGGAAGAAGACAGGGTGGCAAACTTTGCTTCGAGAGTTGCAGATGGATTGGACCAAGAAAATTCAGCAACATTCAAACCTGATGCTGATTACATTAAAAATAAAAAAATTGCAATACAATTGGCAAAAAGATATATAGACGATTTCAAAAAAATGCAGGCAGATCCAAAGTTTGCTGATGAAATTAGAATGGAACCAGGAGCATACAATCCAAAAAAAGATCTCAAAGGTAAGGCAAAAGAAACGGAGGCGTTTGAAGGTTGGGTAGATAGTGTTGGTGAGGCGACTATTAAACCTTATGTATCTATGTACAAAGATGACAAGGATGGCAAGATGATATACGATGTCTTAGACAAAGATAGCAATTCAGCTTTCAAATCAAAAGATTATGATGCGGCAACAGAGTATTTGAGACAAAATTATGACAAATTAAGAGAAGTAGAACACCAACCTAAGGATAAAGAATTAGAAAAAAAAGACAAAGAAAATGCAATGAAACTTGATGTTACCAAAGCAGACAAAATGATGAACACAACTGCCTTCAAAAGAATGCAGGCAGGTGACGAAAGATATGCAGACAAAACTGAGGGCAACGAGTTTGCAAATGCCGTGAGAAAAGCAAAAGCGGCAGGCATGAAAGCAGGCGACAAATTCAAAGTTGGAGATCAAGAGTACACTTTAAAAGATGCTATAGAAATAGCAGGATTACAACTTGAAGAATTCTTTTCAGAAGAAGAACAAGCATACGATTCACAAATAGACAGAATCAAGGCTCTATCATTTTACCAATAATAACGGTTGATTTCACATAAATATAGTTGTATATTATAGCAAATGCTTAATATATTTAGGCAACAAACATAGGCACAAATAGGAGGCTTACATTATGGCTACATTGGCTGAAATAAGAGCGAAGTTAAAATCACAAGAATCTAGTCGCTCAGGTTCACAAACAGGCGGAGACAACGCCATTTATCCACACTGGAATATAAAAGAGGGCGACGAAGCAGTCGTTAGATTTTTACCAGACAAGGATACCAACAATACATTTTTCTGGACTGAAAGAAACATGATCAAACTGCCTTTCGCAGGCATCAAAGGTCAAACTGACTCAAGACCAGTAACTGTACAAGTCCCTTGCATGGAGATGTATGGCAAGACTTGCCCGGTGCTAACAGAAGTTAGACCATGGTTCAAAGACAAGAGCATGGAAGACATGGGCAGAAAATATTGGAAAAAGAAAAGTTATATTTTCCAAGGTTTTGTTGTCAATAATCCATTGGCAGAAGACACAACACCAGAGAATCCAATAAGGAGATTTATTATTGGGCCTCAAATATTCAACATTATTAGAGCGGCATTATTAGATCCAGAAATGGAAGAATTGCCAACTGACAGTGTGAGAGGTGTTGATTTTAGAATCACAAAAGCAACAAAAGGTGGTTATGCTGATTACTCAACATCAAAATGGTCAAGAAGAGAAAGAGCACTCGACGAAGCAGAAAGAAGTGCTGTTGAAAAGTTTGGATTACACAATCTAAATGACTTTAGACCAAAAGAGCCAACTGAAGCAGAAGTAAAAATAATCAAAGAATTATTTGAAAAATCTGTTGATGGCGAGGCGTATGATCTTGACAAGTATGGACAATACTTCAGACCAGCTGGCGTGGCTTACCAAGGTTCGCAAGGTTCAACTCTACCAAAAGCAGAAGAACCTGCTAAAGTTGAACACACTCATGACAATGGTACAACACACAGTCATGCAGGTGGTGATAAAGAACACACGCATGAAGAAGCAAAACCAGTAGCAGAAACTACTGCTCCAGCACAACCAAGTACAGATAGTGCCAAAAGAGCAGAAGATATTTTGAAACTAATAAGATCGAGACAAGCAAAATAATCTGACATTTTACCAGGGCCTTGATTATTGACAATCGAGGCCTTGTGTATTATAATAAGGACATATATGACAAAACCATTTGACGCAACAAAATTTAGAAAGAGCATAACAAAGTCCATTCAAGGACTTGGAATTGGATTTAGCGATCCAACAGATTGGATATCAACAGGCAACTACGCACTCAACTATTTGATATCTGGAGATTTTAACAAAGGTATTCCCCTAGGCAAAGTATCAGTACTTGCCGGTGAGTCTGGTGCAGGTAAAAGTTACATAGCATCAGGCAACATTATTAAAAACGCACAGGATCAAGGTATATTTGTAATATTGATTGATTCGGAGAACGCACTAGATGAAACTTGGCTTCAGGCACTAAATGTGGACACGTCGGAAGAAAAACTTCTAAAATTAAGTTTATCCATGGTGGACGATGTGGCAAAAACAGTATCGGAGTTCATGAAAGGATACAAGGAACAACATGCCGACAACAAGGAGTCTGCTCCTAAAGTGTTGTTTGTAATTGACAGCTTAGGCATGTTGCTTACACCAACAGATGTTGATCAGTTTGAAAAAGGCGAGATGAAAGGTGACCTAGGTAGAAAGCCAAAGGCACTAACAGCATTGGTAAGAAACTGTGTAAACATGTTTGGCAGTTGGAACGTGGGACTTGTAGCTACAAATCACACATATGCATCACAGGACATGTTTGACCCAGATGACAAAATCTCGGGTGGACAAGGCTTCATATATGCAAGTTCAATTGTGATTGCAATGAAAAAATTAAAACTAAAAGAGGACGAAAAGGGAAATAAAATAACCGACGTCAGAGGTATAAGAGCCGCTTGTAAAGTAATGAAGACAAGATACGCTAAACCATTTGAAAGTGTGCAAGTAAAAATTCCTTACGACACAGGAATGGACCCATACAGCGGACTTGTGGATTTATTTGAGAAAAAAGGAGTGCTTACACAACAAGGAAACAGATTGAAATACGTTGATTCTTCAGGAAAAGAACATTTGGACTTTAGAAAAGCCTGGATCGGATCCAAATTGGACATGCTTATGGATGATTTTGATAAATTATCAAAAGAATCTGAGGCAAAAAATGATTGATATGACACACGAAGATATCGAACGTATATGGAACTCCATGATCCATTATATTCCAGAAAGATCAAAACTAGACGCCGCTATCGACTTCGTCAAGACACTTGACGACATGGGCATAGAAGAAGATGAAATAAAAGCATCTGCCGAATATGATCCAAAACTCGAAGAAGCGATTAATACAGTTTACGATGAGCAGGAAGAAGAGGACAACAATGTCGATATCGAACGGTATGAAGACCATTAATTGGTACAACGAAGTAAGCAGAAGTCTTGATAAGATACCAGATTGTATTCTCCATTTTGAAGCGGAATACCAAAATGCAAAAAAAGAAGTAAAACTTTACGGCAATCTTGAAAGAGCATCGGCGGCACTTCCTGGTGTTGTAGAAGAAAGATTTAGTCAACTACAACAGATTGAAGCAATTTTAGAATATTTAAACATAGAATTAAGAAGACTGCGTTCCAAATCATTCAAAAAATTTTTAGAAAACTACAACAGAGCTTTATCAAGCAGAGATGCTGAAAAATATGTTGATGGTGAACAAGATGTTGTAGACATGGACAAGATAATTAATGAGTTTGCATTGTTACGTAATCAATGGTTAGGCATCACCAAAGGACTAGATCAAAAACAATGGCAAATTACTAATATTGTTAAACTGCGAGTTGCAGGAATGGAAGATGCCAACATCAAATAGAATTATACTTACAGACGTAGACGGAGTTTTACTAGAATGGGAAAAACATTTCACAGACTGGATGCTCCAACGAAATTATTACAATGACAAAAATGAAAGAATATATCCTTACAAATTGCTACCGAACAAAGAAAATACCTATGAGATGGCAGAAAGGTTTGGATTAGAAATACATCAAATAAGAAAAGAAATAAGAGAGTTCAACAAAAGTGCATGGATGGCAACACAGTGTCCAATGGAAGATTCACAAACCTGGGTAAAACTATTAGCCGCAGAGGGTTGGACATTCATACCAATCACTTCACAGACATCAGATATACCAGCACAAATAGTTAGGAAAAAAAGACTTGGAGAATTATTTGGTGATCACATTTTCAAAAATTACCATATCCTGGACACCGGAGCAGACAAAGATTCCGCTTTAGCAGAGTTTCACAACACGGGACTGTATTGGGTCGAGGATAAGCCAAAAAACGCACTAGCCGGGCTCAAATACGGTTTAAAGCCTATATTAATAGACCATCAATATAACCGAGATTTCAAACATCCTGATATTACCAGAGTAAATAATTGGCAACAAATACACAAATTAGTATCAGGAAGAAAATGAAAATATACGTAGGCCACGACAGTAGAGAAGACATAGCATATCAGGTGTGTGAACACAGTATTAAAAGACGAGATCCGTCCGCAGAAGTTATACCTTTAAAACAAAAACAAATGCGTGAGCAGGGACTTTACACCAGACCGATAGATAAACTTGCATCAACCGAATTTACTTTCACAAGATTTTTTGTACCATACATGAACGACTTCAAAGGATGGGCCGTTTTTTGTGATTGTGACTTCTTATGGAAGATACCTAGCCATGAATTAGTAAAATATTGTGATCCATCTAAGGCGGTAATGTGTGTGCAACATGATTATACCCCTAAAGAAACAACAAAGATGGACGGGCAAACACAGACTGTATACCCGAGAAAAAATTGGTCCAGCATGGTTTTATGGAATTGCGAACATCCAAAAAATAGAATACTTACACCAGAAGTTTTAAACAAAGAAGAAGCAAAATTTTTACACAGGTTCAGTTGGCTTGAAGATAATGAAATAGGAAATTTACCACATGAATACAATTGGTTGGTGGGTTGGTACAAAGAACCAAACGATGGCAAACCTAAAATCTTGCACTACACAGAGGGCGGTCCGTGGTTTGATGGTTACAGAGATTGCGAGTACGGGGACGTATGGAAGAAGGAATTAATAAACCTTTTTAGTTCATAATGAACTGGAACAAATTACAAACTAAACACTATTTTGCAGAACCTGTTGAATATATTCATGCATTCGATATTTTTGATCAAAAAGAATATGATAAATTGTATGAAAATCAAAATAATTTAAGTCATCCAGTTTGGGAAGCCTTCGATAAACAATACAGAACAGGCTTTGAATTCAAAGAAGATATCACAGATATAAATTTTAATAAAGAAATAATAGCCCTATGGTTCTTTAGAGAAAGAAGCGATAACAACCATCCACCTGCTTTTAACTTGAAAGGTAAACTTATTGGATATATGCCGAACCAATTTTTGATTACGGAATACAAAGATATCCAAATCCAAGAGTCAAAGAGGAAATATATAAGAAGACCGTTAATACAATTAGACATAAACAGAGAGCAATACAAAGATCTGATTAATAAAATAAAATGAGTGAAGGTGCAAATTTCGTCGATAAGTGTTTACAAACAAGAGTTGAACTTGCCCCATGGCCGCATCAATTGATTAATGATACATTCACAAAAGACGTTTTTGCCAAACTCCAAAAAGAATGCATAGAAAATTTAAATTTTCCAACAACGGAATTGATACAAATACACCCTAATGATTACAAAAATTATAACATAAATTTTTATGATGAGACTGTGGATATTTGTAAAAATCTCATGGACAATATGAAGCAGATACATGACATATATCCGGAATATAGGAAATACCCAAACCTGGGCATCAATGCACATATAAGTGTCACTCCTCCATTACCATACAAATTTTACATACATCAAGAAGGCCTAGAAAAGACATGGAGTTCAGTCACTTATGTGACACCTGACAAAAACGTTGGCACAAAAATGTATACTGCACAAAACGAAGATACTTTTGTTAAGGAAGCTGAATGGAAGCCTAATTCAACATTTATTTTTTGTGGTAAACAGAATACCACTTGGCACTCATACGAAAGTAATCAAAACACAAACAGGATTACATTTAACTTGTTCATTATGAAGCACAGGTCTAAGAAGTGCTTTTATCCTTTATAAACTTTTTAAGTGCATTGACATCGTTCAATAAATGCCTATCTCGGACCTTGGTCCAAACATAGTTGTCTCGTAAATTTATGTTAAAATTTTTACGTATTTGTTTGCCGGCATCGTCATTTAGGATCTTTTTTGCCTTAAATTCTACTGTTGGCAAATACAGACACCTATTAAGTTTCCGTGCAACTTTTTGTGTGTAAGAGTCTACATGCCAGTGCCAAAAAAATATTGGTGCCAAATATCCTAAAGTATTTGTCCAGTTTTTATGCACGGCAAAGTGTGCGGCACCCAGAGGTTCGTCTGGCCAAAGTTTTACTTCGTTACCTAATTTTCCAGCAGTTTTTTCTCGTCCATCGGAAGGGACCACCATTAAAATTTTATCGTTGTACTTGTTGATTTGCTCCACTATCATTGTGTCCCAATGTTCGGTCAACACTTGCACATCGTCTCCCATAAGCATCACTATGTCATGCTGTGCTTTTTCACACATTATATTCCAACTAAAGCAAGTGGATTGATTAGGGCCTATAGTATAATGTTTTTCATCCAAAAGATCCTTATATTCTTCTAATTTTGGATCATCGTCATTAAGATAAAAAAGGAATTCGGTATTGCCATCCTGATTCGCACATGCAGTTTCTATTAACCTTTTAGCCAGTTTTGGTCGGCCTCTAGATGGACAACAAAAAGAAATCA